TAGCTAGAATCTGCGCAGTGTTCTTATCGATAGTGACAACATACGGAAGCGCAATTCCAGTAGGCTCCCCATCTTTGTCCTCATGCTCATGGCCTACTAAATCTAAATCAACGTGCATTTCAAGAATACGGTAACGGTCATCCTCAGAAGCTGTGAGCCCCGTCTCCTCAGCTTTTTGCTTCTCAATATCGTCTAGCTCAAACTTAGGCTCACCCAAATCTACATCTGAATAAAAGCCCGCGTCCTGTAACTTAACAATTTCGTTCTTAGTCTTACGCATGACGTGAGTCACGCGCTCAGCTGTCTCCAAGCTAGATGCGCCATAGGGGACAACAATGTCCTCGGCTGGAATAAACATAGCTACTTGACGTCCCCTATTTGGGTCGAAGTACACCTTCTTAAATGCGCTGCCAGAGATAGGTAAGTTCCATAGCATCTTTTCGTGCTCAGGGCGGTATTCCGTCATTACCTCTGTTAGCTGGTAATTCATATCCTCACTAACACGAGCAGAGGCTTCCATCTTCTCTGGCGTGTCTTTGCCTAAGACCTGAGTCTTTACAGGGCCTGCGGAGGGGAATGTCTCCATAATCCCTTCACTTTGGAAACGCACAACAGACTCGGTCAACATGGGGTGAAACACACCACACGCGCCTTCCCATGGCTCAGTACGCTCCTCATATTTCAAGCCCAAAAGTTTTAACCCCTCTACATAAGTCTGCATCCAATCTTTGCGGTCATTAAGATCCTTCTCAATATCACCAATCAGATCTTCACCAAGACTTTGTAGGTCTTCATCTTCCATGAAGTCAGCGAGGTTTGCATCGAAGTCCTCTGCTGATGGCTTTGCTGGTTTAAGTTCAACCTCCAGCCCATCCATTCCAATAGTTACTGACTCGGGGTCCTCTATCTCAATCTCGATTTCAGGCATGCCGCCCAAATCTTCAACGTCGGTAATTCCCTCGGGGGCCGCGTACAAACCTTTATCCATTGCCATGATGTGTCCTTACACTGTGTAAAACCGCTCACGGCGGCTACTTTTAAACCATTTTATTTCTTCAGGCTCATCACTTGGTAGTCGTACAAACCCACCCTGCCTAAACCGCATTAATGCTTGTGTTGTGGAGTCAACCAAGTCGTCGTTAGTACCACTTGGGAAGTCATTACACTCCTCCATGACTTCTTTAGCCCATCTGCGATCCGGTGCCCAGACAAGGCCAGAGGCCAATATATCAGATACCGCATTAACCCGTGATATCTTATCCTGCCCCTTACCCGGTGTAAACTCCCCAACAGGTATTCCCATACGCCTAAGCTCTTGGTACAACGCCGCGCCGTTAGACTTCTTCTCCACTACGAACGAATCCGGCTCCCACTCCTTATACTCCTCAAGCACCAACTTCTTGAGGTCTGGAAACTCTAAGCGTTTCTTAATAGCGTTTAGTAAGATGATGTTATACGTGCCGGTTTCTTTATTTAAGAACACCCCCCACGTCGTGAGTGCGTTGTAATCAGCCCGGTTATTAGATTCTTGAGCCGCGTCCAGACTCATAATAGTAAACTCACATATAGGCGGTTCATCCTCTTCCCAGATCTGCCACCACTCTCTCTTTAATAGAGCGCCCTCTTCGGACACAGGATTTTGCATATACTGGGCTTGCCAGTACCGGGGGTCCATGCCAGCTTTCTTAGATAGAAGCTCCTCTAACGACCAAAAGTCTCCCCACAAGGGCTTGTCATTTAAAATCGCTGGAAACTCTACAACCTCCCACGGGTCTACATCCTCTTCCCTCGCCATTTGTGCTATCACCTGACCGGTCAAGTCCAATTTAGACCATCGAGTCATGACAATAATGATCGCACCGCCGGGCATCAGACGCTGAATTGGGCCAGATTGGAACCATTCCCACGCTGGCAGGAAAACATCAGGTCGTCCCGTCTTGGCATCTTGCTCCGAGTGTGGATCATCAATAATAAAGAGGTCAGCACCCCGTCCAGCGAGTGCGCCACCCACACCAATGGCGAAATACTCGCCTTGGAAGTTCGTACCCCACCTAGAAGCTGATTTTGAGTCCGATTGCAGCTCAACTTGCGGAAAAATGTCCTTGTAGGCGTCTGATCCGACCAAATTTCGCACTCTACGACCAAAATTCACCGCCAAATCGGCTGTGTGAGAGGCCATAATGATCTTTTTATGCGGGTATTTACCTAGAAACCATGCTGGTGCTAGATAAGAGATGAGTTCAGACTTGCCGTGACGGGGTGCAATGTTGACAATGACCCGTTTTTTCTTGCCTTCAGCAATTTCTTCGAAGATTCTGGCAAGGCGGCGGTGATGAGGGCCTACCTGATACCCCGGATACACGTGATCCACGAACGTTAAGAACTTATCACGTCCTATTTGCTGTGTAGAGTCGGCATACCACTTCTTAATTAGCTCAGCTGTACGACGCTTGTCCTTCTCATCCATACTTGGGATGAGTTTTTCCAGTTCATTTATCTGACTAAGTGTCATTGACATCTGTAACATCCTTAGCCTGAACATCAATAGTACGGGACTTGAGCTTACTCAATGTTTCAAGCAACTCACTCTCCACTTCTTCAATGGACTGGTGTTTATGGGTGATCTCGGTGCGCTTCTTAAAGGCATCGACTCCGTCAATCTCACCTAATTTAGTAAGGGCAGTTATGCGTACCTTGGAGTCCCGTGCGTTCTCAATCTCGGCAACGAGCTTGTTAACCACATACATCTTAAACTCAGATAACTCATCCACTATGGACACATTCATCTGAGCAACCATACCAGCAAGGAAGGCTAGGGTTTCATTGGGGTACTTAGCAAAGTCTGGGCGCAGAGCAGGATCGGATGTCATTTGCCTTGCTAGCTCTGTAGCCTCTTCTACGTTTTCTTTAGACGGAGTAAGGACTTGGCCTGTCATGTCTGACATGAGTTTGACCACGTTAGCACGCTGCTGTAATTCTTCAGCAGGCGATAGATCAGGGAACGCTTCTTTGGCGTTCTCTGGCAGAGGAATATTCTCCTCAATAGGCGGTACTAATTCAGACATGTCAGCAGAGGTTCTCCTCGAATAGGCAAACTATACCATATATTATTTTTTGTGCAAGGGGTGTCTGGGACTCCTACCGGGGGGGTGTTTAAAAAGTTGGATTTAGTAAACCCTGTGGAAAAATACAGTAGGGGGAGGGGGGTGTTTTGGAAAATGATGAGGTTATTTGTGCAGGTTAGAGAGTAGTAGGGAGGCGGGACTCCTAGTTGCGAATCGTGGGGGGTGGGGGTGTGGGGGGTCTAATCCCCCGCCAAACTTTACATTTAATAGGGTTTCGGGTAATGTAGAGACACTGCAACATCGCAGTGTAACAGGAGATCACATCATGTACTTGGTGGAGATACAGTGGGGAGAGAAGCGGATCGCCCACACCGCATGGTCTAAGTCAAGCGCCTTGCAATGGCTATATAGCTATCCCAAGGAAGACGTATTCGGTATCGTGTTCGACATCCTCGGACGCACGGTAGCTACTCGCTACTACCGCTAACCAACAGGGGGGCATGAGCCCCCCACTTAGGAGACATCATGGACTACGTATACAACGCGGCTTACTACCGCGACGTGCTGAAGACAGCACAGCATTCATTACACACTGCCAAAGAGGTAGGACGTGATGATCTGGCAGAAGTGATAGCAAGGTATGTTGAAGATCTGGCAGATGAGCTAGAAGAAGCCGAGCGGCGCGAAGGACGCAATGGTGCAAGGCATCGCACGGTATAACTTACAGGGAGCTTCGGCTCCCTTTTTTGTGTCCTCTATATATAGAGCACCAACCTACATCTAGCGTGATTGATACCAGTTCTCGTTCCCCGCGCGCACGACTGGGCGCGTGTGACTAGGCACAATGCTATATAGCGTCCCACTCCCCCATGAAACTGTACATAAGCTATCGTTTAGGATAATATCTAACCATCGATAGGGAATTCGCTCTGTCGATAATCAATCGTTCATTTTATGGAGATCTGAACATGGCTAAAGTAAA